GAAAACTGGTACATATCTTCAGTTGTTCCCAAACAATGCTGAATTCCCATCACCAGCAAATTCAGCTATTATATACGAATATGATTCACTAGCTGGTAAGAACATTGTCGGTAGTATTTCTGGTGCGCGAGCTGCTGTTGATAAAATTAACTTTATTATGTTGAATAGAACTCTTGTTCCTGTAATTTATATTAACGATGTTAAAGGCACGTTTATTAAGTTCGATGATATTATTACAAGGGTAGACGGCACTGATGTTAAGTTTGGTCAGGTACAAGGCTCTGCTTCTTCTATTAATATTGATCAGGCTGCACCTAGAACTACAGATAATAATATCGGTGATATTTTTGACTTTACATCTTCTCTTGGTAAAGGTGGCAGAGCAATTGTTACAGAATTGCAAGATGAATTTACGGGAACGATCTCATATACAATTGTAGATGGTGGTTTTGGTTATTCGACTGCTGAAACAAGATTGCACGTTTCAGATCAAGTTATTATTCTAGATAATGAAAACCAAGACTTCGTGATTGAAGAAAGACTCAGAGATGCGAGTGGAAATGAAGGTTTTGTAACTGGGCAAAACCCTGCTGCTGTTGGCGTTAAAATGAATGCTGGAAATGAGTTTGACGGTACAGCAATCTCAACACTCGATAGATCACCTAATATTACTTTCCAACCTGCTGATTTTTCTTTGTCTGAATTAAACAGTTCGTCGCCGGGCGATCTATTCCCAGATACTGGAGATCCTGATGACGTAACAGTCACTTTAAGTAATATAGAAAATGTTGAGCTTATCACAGATATTATTGGAAACTTTTTAAATGTTCCAATTAACTCTACAAATTATAGTACCGTGCCACCAGCTCTAGTTCCTATGTCTGGTGCTGATCCAACTCCTGCCTTGGATTCTGTTATTAACGAGGCATTCGATCTTACGCCGTTTGATATCGGTAAGGTTAGAACTCTTGTTAATGTTAATCCGGGTGCATCATATGAAAATGACGTGTTTGCTATTTTGAGAGATCCAGTAATGGAAGCTTTTGAAAGACACGATCAAAACCTTGTTCTTTCAGAATTTAGTGCTAACTTTGATAAAGGCGATATAATTACACAAGGAACAGTAACGGGTGAGATTATAGGATTTGATTCTACAAACAAAGTTTTACAAGTAAGACCATATGCTTATTATGGGTTTACTAATGGAACAATTGTTCATGAAAGTAACTCATACAATGTAATTACAGCAGAAAGAAACTATGATACTAGAAAGTTCGGTGAAAACGCTCTTGTAAGTACTCTTACTGAATTCTCAATCGGCCGCATTAATAAAGTAAAAGTAATTAATTCAGGTTTTGGTTATATTGACCAAGAAACTGTTTATCTAAGAGATGCAAACAACGATGTAGTTGCTCAAGGTACTCTAAGTGCGCTAGAACAGGGTGTGACCGAAGGTTATCATGGAAACTTTAATTCTCATATTAAGCCTGAGAATAAAATACGAGATAATGATTATTACCAAGAATTCTCCTATGAGATTCAAGGTGTAGTTGATCCAATTGAATATGATGAGATTCTCAAAAGAACAGTGCACCCTGCAGGTACTAAAGCATTTAATAAATTCGTTTATAAAACAAAAGTAGAAACAAATATTGGATCTAAATTCTCATTAACACGTAAAGATGATTATGTTGTCGGTGGTCCACCAGTCGTTGGACCAGGACAGAGCGCGAATACTTATGCAGTAACTTCTGATAAAACAGACATTACAGTAGATAGTACCATCCTCAAGGTTGACGCATTATAATAAATAACTAAAAACTTAGGAGCTGAAATGGCAAGGCAAAATATTAACATCGGCGTAACGTCGAACGACGGAACAGGAGATCCGTTGCGCGATGCTATGGATAAAGTTAACGATAACTTTATTGAGCTTTACGCCAACGTCGCAAACATGTTTGACGGGACCTATGCAAGTTTAACCGGCAAACCAACTATTCCTGCAACATTACTCGATCTTGGTATTAGTGAAGGTACTGCAGGACAAGTTCTATCTACAAATGGAGCGGGTGTTTTTACATTCGTAGATGCGTCAGCGGGCAATGATGCTGGCATTGACACTCACTTGAATACAAGTACTGCAGCAACGAACGAAGTACTTTCATGGAATGGTACAGATTACGACTGGGTTGCACAAAGCGGTGGGACAAGCTATACAGATTCAGACGCAGTTGCCGCGGTTCAAGCAGTAAACCTTAATATGGGCACAAACAGCATTACAACAACTGGTCCAATTTATTTCTCAAACAACTTCGCAGATACAAACGCACTTCCAAGTGCTACAACATATCACGGTATGTTTGCCCACGTTCATGCAGAAGGTAGAGCATATTTTGCACATAACGGCGCGTGGGTTGGTATTGCTAATCAATCTGAAATCGGTGGCGGTGGCGGGGGTTCATCTCTACAAACTCGTTCAGCTGCTACAGGTACTTCTACATCTTTGGCCGATGGAGCCTCTGCAGACGTAGAAATCACTGGCTTCAAAGGCTATGCCCTATTAAAAATCGAAACAGACAGAGCAGCTTGGGTAAGAGTTTATACTGATGCTGCTTCTCGTACAGCAGATGCTGGGAGAGCGGAAACATCAGACCCTGCGCCAGACGCGGGTGTAATTGCTGAAGTTATTACAACAGGCGCACAAACGGTAGTTATCTCTCCTGGTACTATAGGATTTAGTAACGAAAGTACGCCCGATACAACAATTCCAGTAAGAGTCACAAACAAATCTGGATCTACATCACCAGTACAAGTTGTGTTAACAGTTCTCCAGCTGGAGGCATAAATGGAAGAACCAAAACAAGAATGGATCGTTACTCTTCATCGTAAAGAGGATCTAGAGGATTTCTATAATGATATGGAAACTCCTGGCGGAAATCTGTACATTCCCGATAGAGAAGTAGAAGTTTCTAAACGTAGAACTATTTCTCGCAACACTCATTACATGCTAACTAGATCAGAAGTTGAACTTATAAAAGCTGATGATAGAGTTTGGGATGTTGAGTTAGCAGAATTGGTTGACATTACGACAAGACCAGCCTATACTATTACAAACGGGCAGTTCAGTAAATCTTGGTCTACGAATGCAAGCCATCTTAACTGGGGATTACTTCGTCAATCAGAAACATCTAATAGAGCCAACTGGGGTGATGGTGGAACAACAACAGTCACTTCAGATTTAACTATTACGGCTTCAGGGAAACACGTTGACGTTGTAATTGTAGATGGACATATTGATCCTGCTCATCCAGAGTTTGCAGTAAACCCAGATGGATCTGGTGGTTCAAGAGTGATACAGTATAACTGGTTCCAAAACGATATTGGATCTGGTACTGGAACTTATACTTATGACCGTTCTGGATCTTATACAAATGCAATAGATGAAGACGATAACAATCATGGATGTCACTGTGCCGGAACAGTAGCAGGAAACACTCAAGGCTGGGCTAGAGATGCTAATGTTTATAATCTTAGTCCATATTCTAGTAATCCAAACTGGAATACTAATGGTTACAGCTCATCTACTTATTGGGATTATATTAGAGCATGGCACAACGCTAAGCCTATTAATGCCGCAACTGGAAGAAAAAATCCTACTATCACAAATAATAGTTACGGATCTTCAATAACACCGGGGCAAGATAATTTTGGTAATGTAACTAGAACTGTTTACCGTGGTACAGATTTTAATCCTGGCAGAGACATGACGTTGCCAGAATTAAACTCCCGTGGTTTTGGTAATAGCTCATTAACAGGATATGCGTTTCCAAACTATTTTACATCAAGACAAGCAGACATTCAAGATGCGATAGATGATGGAATTATTGTTGTAGCATCTGCTGGCAATGATTATTGGAAAATTTGTACTCCAACAGATCAGGACTATAATAATCTTTGCTACTTATCTTATTTTGGATTTACTTACTCCTTCTATTATAATAGAGGAACAGGATCGGGTGCTGGATACGCTCCTGTTATTGTCGTTGGAGCAACAGGCAACGATAATAATGAAGATAAAGCAACGTTTAGTAACTGTGGAGATCAAGTAGATGTCTACGGTGCTGGTGAAGCAATTCAAAGCTCAGTGCATAGTGGCGGAACCACTGATCCAAGAAATTCTAGTTATAGATTAGCCAAGTATCAGGGTACAAGCATGTCAGGACCTCAGGTTGCTGGTATACTTGCTATATTAGCAGAATCATGGCCCAACATGACTCAAGCCGAAGCCCATGCATGGATTATAGATAATGCAAATGAGAATCAAATGTTTGATTCTGGAACTGACGACCCAACAGATTGGCAAAGTTTAAGAGGCGGTGCAAATCTTTTTGCTCGTTGGTTTAATCAAAGACCAGAATCAGGCAGCAGCTTCCCACAGAAAAATTTTAGACCTAGAACTTCTTCAGGAAGAGTCTATCCACGTCCTAGAATCAGAAGAAGAGGCTAGAAATGTTTATAAATATTGTAAAACAGCGAGATTGATATGGGCGAAGTAGTAACCACAAGATTAAAAGCTGACAATTTACGTCTATTTGATAAAGAAGTCAGAGATAATAATTTATATGTTTTTGTTTCGGCGGTAACAACCGAGACAAATACACGCCTGAGCGCTGTTAACTCTATTCAAAATAAAAATTTATTTTTAGAAAAAACACTGTTTGGTAAAAAGATCTTCCCTAACGATATTCGCTATATGATTAAGTACCATGCTTGGCAAAAAGATCAGGTATATGTGCAATATGACGATACAGTAGATCTAGAAGATAAAAAGTTTTATGCTGTAGTTGGTCCAAATAATAACGACACTGGAGACTATAGAGTTTATAAGTGTTTGTTTAATAATTTTGATTCTCCATCATTGAATCCACCTAACTACAACTCACAAACAGAAAACCAAATCTATAGAACTGCAGATAAATATGTCTGGAAGTTTATGTTTGTGATTTCTGAATCTGATTTTGAAGCATATAATGCTTCTGGTTATATTCCACTTATTGGTGTTACAGATTCAGATCCTTTAGCAAATACTCAGGTAGAAGTTTCGGGTTCTTCTATCAGTGATATCTTTGTAACAAACCCGATTGAGAATGCTGGCTATCCTTTCGTATCCGGTATATTTGCGTCTGCTCCTCCAAATAATAGTGAGGTAAGAGTAAGATCAGCTAACCTAAGTCAAACAAACGGTTACTACGTGGGAATGTCTTTATATTGTACAGATCCAGGCGGTGTATCACGCTTGTATACTATTTCTGATTATCAATATATTTCTCAATCGTCGGACGGTCAAGCTGTTGGTAGAGTTACAGTAAGTGATGGCGATTTCCTTTCGGCAGTAGGTGGAAATAACTTCGCATCAAACTCATCATTCGCTATTCAGCCTCAGGTTGTAATAAGAGGAGATGGATCTGGTGCAGTTGCAAAAGCAAATGTTGTCGGAGGAAATATTTCTTCGGTTACTATTCTAGATTTTGGTAGTGGCTATCATCAAATTGAAGCAGAGATCAAAGATCCTCTTTATGAGTTCGATCCTGGCGCGGCTGGGTCTACTGACGTTCGTTGTTTACTTAGACCAGTTCTTTCTCCTATTGGAGGACACGGTTTTGATTTGATTGACGAGATGCACTGCAGACATATTTTGCTATACGCATATGTTACAGAAACAGATAACAATCAAATCGGTCAAACAAATACTTTCTCATACATTGGTGTTGTAAAAAATCCAGAGTTTAGAGACGCGAATAACGATGTACTCCCAGCAAACAGCACACCAGAAATTTTCGATAATAGAATCGCAGTAACAACAGATGGTTATACACTCGTTAATCAAAATGATATTATAACTCAAACAGACTTGAATAACGAAGTTGTATTTACTGCAAAGGTCCATGAAGTAGATGCAGATTCAAACACTATTTTCTTGTCAGAATACATGGGACCTTACATTAACACTGTAAATAACGATATTTCTTTAGATTACACTAAGAAATTTGTTATTCCAACAGGGCAGAAAATAGCCATAAATACACCAGAGGCAAACAATGTCGTAGAATCTTCATATACTCAAAGATCAGGATTAGTATATTTCATGGAAGACTTTATCGCGTTAGAAAGAACACCGGCCTCCAGAGAAGAATACAAACTAGTTCTAGAATTTTAAGGAAACCAGTAGATGCCTATTAATACAGATCTAAATATATCACCATATTTTGATGATTTTGATTTAGAAAAACAATTTTATAAGATCTTGTTTAAACCTGCTTACGCAGTTCAGGCTCGTGAGTTGACGCAACTTCAAACAATCCTTCAAAATCAGGTGGAGCAGTTTGGCGATAATGTTTACAAAGAAGGTAGCATTATTAAAGGTTGTAACTTTACAGAACTTAGCGATCTAAAGTTCGTAAAAGTAAATAACCCAGATAATTTTGATATCCAGACTTACAGACCAAGCCAGGAGGTGGCTGATGACCTCGCTGGTGATCCTACAGTAGACGTTGTGTATGAAATTGAAGGCCAAACTAACGGCCTTACAGCAAACATTATTTGGTCAGAAAGAGGCTTTGAAACAAGACCTCCTAACCTAAACACGTTCTTTATCTCATATAACAACGCTGTAGATACAAATACAAATACTCCGATTAAAACATTCATTGCTGGTGAAGTTTTAACAATTACAAAGAAAAGATATAATGGTTCTGTTCTTGTTGACACGACAGTTCTAACAAACGTAACTGGTTTGAGTGTTACGAACAAGCCTACTCCGGTTGGACAATCATTTGGTTTGCAATCGGCTTCTGGTGTTATCTTCCAGAAAGGTCACTTCCTCTTTGCTGACGAACAAACTCTGATTATTTCAAAATATGACAATAATCCAGATGGTGTTTCAGTTGGTTTTGAAGTTGAAGAAAGTATTATTCGCCCAGAACAAGACAACACTCTTTATGACAATGCTTCTGGATCTACAAACGAGAATGCTCCTGGTGCAGATAGACTTAAACTTGTTCCAAAGCTTGTTACTAAAACAACTTCATCTGCTGATCTAGACGCAACATTCTTTACATTGGTTCGCTATAAGAACGGTAACGCTGTTACTATTCGTGACGTTTCTCAATTCAATGCTTTGGGAGATGAACTGGCTCGTAGAACATATGAAGAGTCAGGTAACTACATCGTAGATAGAATGGATGTTGTTGTAGACAAACGCGGCGATGATCTAAAAGCTATCATAGGAAAAGGTTCTGCTTACGTAAAAGGATTTAGAATCGATCATAGAGGCGACCAAGAGCTTACTATTGATCAGATTGCAAATACTGTTGTTCATGAGAATCAAAGCATCTCAATCAATTATGGTGGATATGTTAACATTACAGATCTAAGTGGTACAGTAGATCTTGGTATGAATACAATGCAATTGCAAAACTCTGCTGGTACTCCTATTGGTTCTGCATATGCAAGAAATATTACAGAAAATCGTCTATATCTAAGCAATATTAAGATGACTAATTCTAACTTTACATTTAAAGATGTGGATAGAATTAATGGCGATTCAGGCACAATCTTTATTGCAAACAACTCAATACTTCAAGACGTTAAAAATGCTCCGTTTATTTTTGACACAGGGCAGTTTAGTCTTAAGTCAATTACTGACATGACTATTCCTGCGAGAGAATCTGTAGCAGTTGCTGGTATTACAGGAAACTCATTTACACTTTCTGATTCCGACATTCAAGCTGATGACTTCTCACCAGATCAGGCAGACCTAACGTTTGTCGATGCCGGTAATGATAAGATTAATATATTAAGTTTTTCAAGATCTGTCAACTTAAATGAGATCACAGTTAACCTTGATCCTGCAGACAACTCAGATCCTGCCGGTACTCTATATGTAAATACAAGATATACTGCGAATCCAAGACCGTTCGGTAAACTTGTGCGCAATGTTTATGTAAAGAACACTTATTCGGCTGTAGTAAATACGTACAGCCTTGGCTTCCCAGATGTATATGAGATTCTAGAAGTAACTGACAACACTGGAACAGATTACAGTGAAAGCTTTAGATTGAGAATCAATCAGAAAGATACTTTCTATGATATTTCATATATGGAATATATTCCAGGCAGACCAAAGCCAAATGCTGGTACGATTACAGTACGTATGAAATGTTTCGAACCAAATCCGGCCAGCGGTAAATACTTCTTTACGATCGACAGTTATCCTATCGACGATGAGACTGCTGTTTTGCCAAATGATAAATGTCGTTCATGGCAAATTCCAACATACTCATCTGGCAATAAAAAGATTTACAACATGCGCGAATGCATTGACTTTAGACCTCATGCAGACAAAAATGCTGCTGTTCAATATAGTCATACAACTCCTGCATCTGCCGGAACAATTACTCAGACTGTTGGTCAGCAAGCACCTCAGTTCTCAAGAACAGATTACCTACAACCTTGTCTGAATGCTGTTGCAACAGGTGACATTGAAACATATCTTGCTCGTGTTGACAGTATTATTGTAGATTCATTTGGTAGCATTAAGATTGTAAAAGGCGTAGAATCTGCTACTCCAGTTCCTCCTCAGGTAGGTGCTGATGAGATGGTAATTTCGCAGATTACAATTCCTGGATATCCAGCTCTAAGTCCTAATGAAGCCGCTAACCAAAGAAAATTTGAGTATGCTGTAAGTGCTAAATCAAAAGGTACTCCTCGTTATAGAATGAGAGATATCGAAAAGATTGAGAAAAGACTTGAAGGACTTGAGTACTATATCAGCTTGAGCCAGCTTGAATCTTCTGTCGAGAACATGACAATTCTAGATGAAAATGGATTGACAAGATTTAAGAATGGTTATCTTGTAGATCCAATGAACGACAGTTCTCTTGCTAACCTAGAAGATACTGACTACAAAGCAGCGATTCATTTTAATAGAAAGATTCTTACTCCTGCAGTAAAAACTTTCCCAATGGATCTAAAGTACAAAACAAGTACGAATGCCACTATCTTCCCGAATACAGCAGATGCTGATGTTGCTACGCTTGAAAGAAATGCGCACGTTGAGCTACTTAACCAGCCTTATGCAACAAACTTTAGAAACTGTGTAAGTAACTTCTGGTCGTTTAACGGTACAGCAGAATTGTTCCCGTCACATGACATGGTTCATGACACTGTAACAAACCCAACACGTTTGAATATCGATCTAGCAACACCGTTTACAAGCTTTGTTGAAGGATTACAAAGATATATTCCTCTTACTGATACTCAGTGGGGTGACGTTATTGGAAGTACTCAGATCGGTAACCCGAATGACTGGTTCCCAACACCAATTCAAGAAGGTACAGTTTCTACTATTGCAGCTCGAGAGAACGCTACTATCGACCAAAGAGTTGGTGACTTTGTTTCTAACGTACAATTCATGCCGTTTATTAGAGCAAGAGATGTAAATATTTTTGTATCTGGTTTGAGACCAAACACTAAACATTATTTCTTCTTTGATGGTGTTGACGTTAATCAAGACGTCGCGCCAGGTACTGCAGTAAATGCTACAAGAGATATTCAAGCATTTGGTGATAAAGGTGCTGATGTACTTACAGACGAAAACGGCGTATTGAGAGCCGTATTTAGTATTCCTGAAGAAACATTCTTTGTAGGTGAAAGAGTACTCTACATTGTTGACGTTGATCAGTACTCAAGTATTGCTTCAGGTTCAACATCTAGAGCTACTATCGCATATAACTCATATAATATTTCTATAGATGCTCAGTCTATGACTGCTTCTACAAGAACTGCAGAGTTTTTCCATAATGAAACAACGACAACTCGTAACCTACCGCGTAGAAGAAGACCTCGTCCAGATCCACCCGCTGATCCTCCAGGAAATGGCAACGGGGATCCACTTGCTCAGACATTCTTTATCAAGAAAGGTATGGGTGAAGGATCTAACAGTGTATTCGTTTCAAAGATTGATCTTTACTTTAAGAGAAAGTCAGAAACGAATGGTATTACTGTTATGCTTCGTGAAGTGGAAAATGGTTATCCAACAAATACAATCTTGCCTTTCGGTAAAGTGCATCTATTAGCTTCAGAAATAAATGTTTCTGATACTTCAGATCTAGTTACAACTGTAACTTTCCCAGCTCCAGTAAGAATGGACATTGAGAAAGAATACTGTGTTGTTCTAATGCCTGACGCCAACGATCCAAACTATCTGCACTTTACGTCTAAAGTTGGTGGTAACGATCTCACATCTGGTTCTACAAATGGACAAGCTGTTGTACAAGACTGGGGTGATGGTGTTCTATTTACATCTACAAACAACAGAGCTTGGAGTGCTTACCAAGACGAAGATCTCAAGTTTAAGTTGCACAGACATGACTTTAATGCTTCAGTCGGTTCTGTTACTATGACAAATGACGATCATGAATTCTTTACATTGTCAGATTGGGATGGTAAGTTTGTACAAGACGAGTATGTCTATCAGATCAAGCCTAAGCAAGGCGCTACAGTAAGTGGAATGACTATTAGTGGTACTACTGTAACTGCGGATTCCGGTGTTCTCGGTGATACATATGCCGCCGATGACTATGTTCTAATGGAAGATTCTGGAAACGTGGCTAAAGACATATTCAGAGTCGTAAGCGTTAACAGCAATACTGAAATGACTGTAGACAAACCAGCTCACTTTACAGTTGCTTCGGGTGAGCCTATCGTTGTAGGTAGAGTTTCTTACTACGATAAACTTGACAGAACAGAACTTCATCTTAAAGGAAGCTCAGCAAGAACAAGTCGTGGGTTTGCAGCAGGAACTATTGAAGGATTAGCGTCTGGTGTTCAAGCAACGATTGCTACAATTGATGATATTAACTTGAGTTATATCCAACCAATTGTTATGAAAGCAAATGACAGTATTACAAGAACACAGCTTAAAGGTACTTTTGTTCCTCCGGCAAATACAAGCACAACATATCAGCTTCCAATGAGATTCGGCGATAATAACACATTTACTCAAGGTGTAACACTCTTTAGTAAATCAAATGATCCATCAAGATCGAAAGCATTTGATATTACAGTAGAAATGTCGAATGGCTCAAACTCTACATCAACACCTATGGTTGATATGGACTTATCAGCTGCCCTTGCTTATCAGTATATGACAGCTTCTACTGCAGCAGATACTTCTAAATATATCTCAAAACGAATTGAGTTGGCAGAAGATCTTGATGCTGAAGATATGGAAATCTTTGTTACAGGTTACAGACCACCAAACACCGATATCAAAGTTTATATCAGACCGCAGAATACATATGACGCTGCAGACTTTGATACTCTACCTTGGATTGAATTAGAATTGGTAGAAGGTGTAGGTGTATATTGTTCAGCGATTAATCAAAAAGATTATCGAGAGTACAAGTATAAAGTAGCCGCCGCGAACAAAGATGCTGATGGAGTTCTTGAATATACAAGCACTGAAGGAGACTTTAGCGGATATAGAAAGTTTGCAATTAGAATTGATCTTATTGCAGATGATCTCCATCAAGTACCTATGGTAAAAGATTATAGAGGCATTGCGTTAACATGATACATCTAAAACGAGAGCAAACGACAGGCGCAGTTTTAAACACAGACAAAGCTGCGCTAAATAAATATAAACAAGAAAGAGCTTTATATAGAAAAGTTGAGCTCTTAACAAAAGAACTTGTTGTTGTTCGTGAAACTCTCGTTAGAGTAAATGAGCGCTTAGATCAATTAGAGAACAGATAAATGGCAAAATCAAGTATTACAAACATTACAACTACACAAACATTTCAAAACTGGTTTGATAAAACCAATGAAATGGTAGATTTGTTTAGAGCTGAAGTAGTAACCGCATCTGCTCTCGGTGACGAAACTACAGGTAACGCTACTCTTGTAGGAACGTTCGAAGCAACAGATTTAAAAGCAAATGATGAACTTTTTTCAGATCACGTAAGAGCTTATAACTCTGCTAATAACGTTACATTCCACAATCCTATTACAATGAATGCTACAACAAATCAGAATCAACTTGTTCTGAAATATACGGCTGGTGGTCCTAGAATTGAACTTACAGATAATACCGACACGTGGACTTTCGGTATGGAAGATTCTGTAAACACCGCTGTTATCTTAGACACAGGTTCTGGAGATCCTAAGCTTAGATTACTACCGAATGGTACTCTTCAAGTTGTAGATCTATACGTAAGAGATGATGTGGTAATTGAAGATGGTCTAGTCGTTCGCGGAACATTTACTGCAAATAATATCGTAACTCAAGGCGGTTCTGGTTCCTTTACTGGTAGCGTAATTGGTAACGTAACTGGTGATCTTACTGGAGACGTATATCATCCATCTCCAACAGGCGGAAACGGGTCAGGTAAAGTACTTGAAAATGGTGGACCTGCTGCAAATATTCCAGCGACTTTCTTCGGCAACGTTCAAGGTACGGTAAGCTCACTTATTAACCACGACACTGACTCGTTAGACGAAGGTACCGATAATCTTTACTTTACAAATGCAAGGGCACAAGGTGCTTTCTCAGCAGGAACAGGTGTTACATTTGGAGCTGCAGTAAATGATGTTGTTCCAATTAATATTGGTCAGGCAGTAGGAACAGGATCAAATGTAACATTTAGTTCGTTGGTTGTTAACAACGCCACTGACGCAAATCTGGGTACAATACAGGCCAGCGGAGATATTACAGCTTTTGCAAACATCTCAGATATCGCGATGAAAGAAAATATTAATCCAATTGAAAATGCTTTAGATAAAGTTTTGCAACTTGGCGGATACACGTTTAACTATAAGAGTAGACCGGGTGAAGAGATGACTGGTGTTATGGCTCAAGAAATTGAGAAAGTCGTACCTGGCATTGTATATAAAACAGTGAATCCTGATACTAATGAAGAAACTTATGCAGTTCGACATGGTAATCTAGTAGGTCTACTTATCGAAGCCATTAAGGAACTCTCAGCAAAAGTGGGGAAGTAAATGGCTATCAAGACTTCCGGCCCTCTTAACACTCAAGACATCGCCAACGAGTTTACCGGCACTAAGCCGCACTCTCTATCAGAATATGCTAGAGGAGGAGGTTTGGTACCTAATAAAAACCAAAACTCTGCTATCGGTCAGCAGGGCGAACCTATTGCTATGAGCCAATTTTATGGCGCTACAAGAATAATTAATCTAGCGTTTGAAGCATACGGCGGAGGCGGTGCAGGTGGTTCTGGTTTTGAAAACAATTCTGATATTGTAAGTCGAGCTGGATCTGGTGGACCTAGTGGTATCATGCTTATGTCAATCTTTGATGCTGCAGTAGCGGCAAACGGCGGGGTAGTACCATCACAAATAGATCGTGCGAATTTTCTCACTGCGTTTAACGTAACACGAGATGACGTAGCCCAGACTGATACTAAAGCCGGAGCACAATCTGGTCTTGGAGGAAATAACAACGCGTTTACAAGTGCGAATGCTACAGCGGGTGAAGCGTCACCATTCGGTGCAGGCGGAACGGCAGCTCCTAGAAACAGTGCCGGTGGCTCTGCACCTTGGGGACACTGGGGTGCAGGCGGCGGTGGCGGTGGCGGTGACCAAGGTAACGGTGACAACTACGACTTCTTTGGTCTTATCAATAGAGGTGGTTCTGATGAGTGGGGTAAAGCCGGTGAAGGTGGTTTTTATGGCGGAAGATGGAACGGTACTGTTGATGTTGATGTAGAGGTTGATTATGTCGTACAACTCGGTAAAGGCGGAACTCCGGCATTCGCCGTAGGTAACCACGACGGCGGTTACGGAAATCCAGGCTACTTAAAATTCGACCTTGATACGGGTGCTGCTACTCAAATATTTACCCCACCTGCAACTGGTGGTAATACTGAAAGAAATCAATCATATTATTTTGGTTTCCGTATAGAAAAGAATGGTTCAGTAACAAAATTTAGTGTGCCAACAGATCAGCCTGTTGCAGCAAATAGTATTAACACATTGTGGCGATTTAATGCAACAAATACGACTACTACAGGTCCTTTCTGTCGTTTTGGTTTCCAACTTAGATCAGACGGCACAACTGATAAAATTATTGAAAATTTGTCAAATGTAGGTGGAAGTAATGTTCCTGCGTTAGGTGATGTAATAGACTGGTTACAAGACGACATTGGTACAGGAAATGGCGACCGCTATGAGGTAAGATTAAATTACAGTAATGTTGTGCAGAACATTCCGCTTGCTGTAAACTCTCCGCAAACTCCAACTCTTTCTACGGGGCCACAGGGCTCGATCATTATAAGTAATCCTCTTTGGAACACATGGATTCCATTAGATACTAACGTCGCAGTAACATGGGGAAATCCAGATCCTTCTAACGCAGGCTCGGCAGGTATTGCATATTACGGAGTAGATGTATCTGCAGATATTTCTGTTGAAATAAGAAGAATAGGTTATCCCACAACAGATGTAACTCAAACTATTACACTAGTTTTGGCTAATGGGACAGGGGGCAACTAATGGTAGATTCAAATATTTTTAGAGGCTATTATGATATCCTAGATGAAGCATTAGATATATTTCCAATAAGCATCCTAACTACATTAGAATTTGTTAGACGCAAAGATGTGCATTCGGTTGTAATTTACATTCGTAATAACTCAGAAGAAATTAGACAAGACATTGATACTTTTTTAGAAAAGTATGGATTTTCAGTACCAAGAAGATTGTACGAGACAGGTCCTGAAGGAACACGAACTGGTTTGATTGCTATCGATTTAGGTACGTTGACTACTGATAATCTGAGACTTTACGTGACTACAACTCATAATAAACCTACAGACAATTTAGGTAAAGAATGGCACTGGGGAACTGGATATTATTTAGATAAGCAAGGTAATGTATTAGGTAAAAAACATTATCATATGAATTTAAAACAAAGAATCATGAAGATAGATTATTTTGATTCAGAAAATAATTTAAAATCTTCTGGAACGGACTATGAACATATTACTGATGATTGGACAGTTTGGGGAGGACCTGAAGCTCTTTATAATATTGTGAAAGATAGAACTGATATATCTCATCAATTTTGTCACAAAACAGAAAAAGATCAAGGCTATTTTATTGTATCGATTCCGGGTGAACGATACGGTATTGTTTTATAAATAAAAAGAAAAACAGCAGACTTATAAGGGTATAACCGAATGTCAAAGATTTCAGAATTAGGTCCAATAACCGGCGCCAATACAAGACCGGAAGACCTCTTTGTCATTGTTAACTTGATTCAAGGTGATGACGGCACAAAGAACATCACCCGTAAAGAACTAGTTCAAGCTATTCAGTACGAGATTTTTAATAGAATCACCATCACCGGCGGTACTATTAGAAACGTATCGATGTCAGATTCTACTTTGACAAGTGTTACTATCAATACTTCAACATTCACAAATGGACGAATCGAAACAACCCGATTTATTGGCGGAAGTCTTGAAGGCTCTACTGGTATCAATCTTGAAATAGCAAACTCTGATTTCTCAGATGGTACTGGTAACAACAACGTATTTACTCATACCACTATCGATCTTGGTAGAATTACAAACTCGTCTGCTAACAATATAACAATGTCTCAGTCTGTCATTACTGGTTCTCAGTTTAATGACGGTACAGGAAACAACGTTACTCTTACAAATTCTACTATTGACGATTCAGAGTATAATAACGTTACTATCGATCAAGGTACAGCTAACGGTCTTATTCTTACAAACATTACCATCGACGAGATTATTCTTGAAGACGCGTATATGTCTAACTCAACTATCGTCACCACGAACTTCTCAAACGGTGACATTTTTGATGCAGAGATCTATGGTAATACTCAGATCTGGGATGTCGCTATCTCTAACTCAGATATTCGTGACACCGATCTCGATAATGTTGTAATCACTAGATCTATTTTTGCTAACGGTACTATCTACGACACCGCGATTAGTAATTCAAATATCTTTGATACAACTGCGAACAATATTGTTATTACAAATTCAGAACTAAATGATTCTACTGCTAATAACACAAGCCTAGTAAATTCAGATTTCTCAGACGGCACTGGTAATAACAACGTATTTACAAATACAACTATTGACCAAAGTACGGTACAGAATTCAGTCATCGCAAACAGTGCATTCCAAGGTACTATGGAAAATACTGTTGCAGAAAATATGACTATTAACAATTCTGCTGCAACTGAGCTACAACAAAATAAATCTACATTTACAGACGGTAATGTTGAAGATTCATTGATCTCTAACTCAACAATCGACGATTCTAAGCTTGTTGATTTTGACATGGATCTAACCAAAAAGTTTGAAGCTCCTATCGACGAAGATAGTTATTTCGCTCTTAAAAACGTTAAGACTGGCGATGTAGAACAGATGACTTATCGTCAGCTTTATGACGAATTCTCAAGAAAAACAGAAAAAGCTCTTAAGGTTTACGTATCAGCAGACGGCGACGACGACAATGATGGTACGCTTCTAAGACCAGTACAAACATTGAAAAGAGCTGAAGAACTTGCATTGGAGAAAGCAGGCGGTTCGTATGATAGAAACGATATTAACAACGCTGTACACATCTCGGTCGGACCAGGCACTTATTATGTCGATGAACCAATCTCTCTTCCTGATGATTGCTCGTTAACATCTACAGCTGGTCAGTATGCAACAGTTATTCAGAAGAAGCCAGGTTGGGAAAGAACAAACGGCATTCAGGTTGGATCTGGTTGTTACGTTCAAGGTTTCTCATACATGAACTTCGAGGTCGATAACTTCGATCATCCTGAGGGTGGTTTCGCTATCGTTTATCGTCCTGGTGCTCTAATGAGAAGATCTCCATATATCAGAGACTCCTCTCAGCTTTCAAACTTCAACCGCTTGGATGTTGAACCTCCACTTAATCCATTCAACTCAAAAGGTACAATCTACGACCTTGGACAAGAATTCTATGTCACTAATGTTGTAGGTCAAGCAAACTTTGAGATTGATGATGAGGTTGTATTCTCAAGTGGTGCCACAGGCTTTATTTCATATATTGATGATCTACCTAATACAGTTCACGTTCGTAACCTTAAAGGTAATGTAGAACCAGGCGACATACTGACTGCACAAAGAGGCGGTACAGCTGAAGTCGTAAGACTTGGTATTGACGACTTCCCGAACAGACTAATTGGTCGTGGTGGCGGTTGTGCGCTTATGGACAGAGCAGTTCTAGATACTGACTCACTTTACACATACCTACTTTGTTTTGGTTTTACACC